CTCGCGAAGACGGCGTTATGGATTACAGCAAGAAAAACATTGTAGCTCGATTTGGGACTGTGAGTACACGAGAGGACAATCCGTATGACGGTTTTTCTGCACAACTGCCAACTGGCTCCGATGGGAAGATTGATTTTTCGTACAGTAAGCCAGGAACGTGTGGAAGTCCTTATTTTGCACTGCTAGGAAATTGTCCGTTCATCCCCGGCTTGCACAGAGGAAAGACAGGCTCAGGCGATATCATTGCAGAAGCGATATTGTATGGACAAATAACTGACGCTCAAAAACGTCTAGTTGCGCGATACTCATTCTTGCCGCCTATCATAGGAATGGATCCTATTTCAAAAGGTGAAGTGTGTGGTATGCCAGTGAAGAGCGTGATGAAACGTCATCCAAAAAATTTTGCTAACTTCATGGAATCTTCAGGAACGGTAGTGGACTTGGGTGTTGTCGAGGGTTCGCACACGTTGAGAAACCCTATCATTGTGAGTCCGCTCAATGAAATTGCAGAAGCGATCAAACCTGCGGATATGGAAATTTTTGAGCCAGCAGTCATGTCAAAACGCGCTTTCGGAAATAAAGCACGAGCAATGGATGTTCCTAACCCTCTTATGGATATGGACGTGTGCAACCAATGTGTCAAAGAGTACACGGAACGCATCACGCGATTGGTTCCTAGTGGCACACACAGTCCTCTTACAGTACGTGAAGATATTGAGAAGCTGATAGATTGGAGCACGTCAGCAGGACTCGGTTTTGACAAAGCAAAATGGAAGGTTGCACAAGCAGAAGGATGTGACCGTACCATTCCAGACAAGTATTGGGATCAATCCATGGTTAAGATAGAGCGGTTGAAGAATGGAGAGACGATGGATGCTGTGTTTTCCGCTTCATTGAAAGTGGAATTGCGAAAGGTTGGAAAAGACGCTCGAGTGTTCATGCCATCAAACTTCGTTGACTTGATTTGCCTATACCACATGTATGCAAAGATTCTTCAAGTGGTGAAGGAGAGTCCGTTCGCATTTTGTCTCGCTATTGGGCTAGATCTTCAAGGCCCTGATGGAGATAACCTGTATGAACATTTGAACCAGTTCGACAACTACAACATGAAGTCTGCACGCACACATGCTACGGATTACAAAGGATGGGATGAGACATTGGTATATCAAGTGAAACTCATGGTAATGGAAGTTATAAATCAAGTGATTGATCATTGCTTTGACGTTGATGATGAGACACTCAACATGTATCAAACTGCGAAAGGCGATCTGTCACAATTCAAAGCTGTGATACGTGAATCACTCTTGTCGATCATCATGGGTTTGCCGTCAGGCTTCTTGCTTACATCATTGCTTGGCGGGATGTCAAATGTACTTCTCAAGATGTACTGTTACTACATGAGCGCGCAGCGTGAAATGGATTCATTTTTCCGCAATGTCGCAGTAATTTGTATGGGTGACGACAGCCTGAGTCAAATCCGTGACGGCATTGATTTTCCTGCGACACAATGCAGTGCAGTTCTGGCCAAATTGGGAATGACGCTCACAGGGTCAGATAAGCGCGCTGTGACACCATATGTTTATCCAGACAAAGGAGATTTCTTGAATCGACTGCCCGTGTTCTTGATGTTGTTAATGAGAGTAGTGTGGGCTGTATCACCAACGTCGATATGCAAAGCGCTCCAAGCCGTTGAGCCATCGAAAACTGTGAGCCTAGATGATCAGCTCTACTCGACAATCCAATCAATTCTAGTATTGTCTTGGGCTCATGGGGAGAAAGTACATGAACACATTCGTGAACGTTTCAGGAAGTGGTTACTCGGCCGCAATATTGAACCGCCACAGATAGTCAAAAACACGTGGAAAGAGACTCTGTCATGTGAGACACCAGGATGGCGCAAAGAAAATCCTGGCATTCCAACCAGCACACCTTGGAAATGGTATCCTGGTGAGGACTTCTTTGCAAGAATGTACAGAACAATTTTCGAAGAAGCAGAGATTCTCAGCACAAATGAAGACATCGAGCGGCTCATGAGCGACGGTGGAACAACTGCCATGTTTTCACGGTCAGATGATACAGGCATGAGCAACTTCAATGAACGGATGATCTTGTTGAAGTCATACTCGATAAATGACGGAGACAACTTCAACGTGGTAATAAATCCGTTGTTGGAGTACCTTTCACATCCCATGATCAAAGAACGGATAAAACCAAACAGGGATGTTGCAGGCGATATGCTTATTCGGATTTCTTCCACATCGCCCAAAACGAGTTATGGGGGACTATACGTGTGTTATCACCCTATGGCACCATTAGAAGTCAGACCATACAGTCGACACAATTTGCACACAGACATGTTGCTGCCAGGTTCTGTCATTCCACTTGGAAAAGGTGAATACTCAGTGGAAATGACCTGCACAATGGTATTTCCGAAGGCGAGCTACAATGGAGCCACTGGCGATTTTGAACGCGCAGGACATTTGAAGATTAGCACAATGAGCCCAATGGACTCTGTTTTTCCAAAGAACAATCCGGCGGAATTGCGAGTTTATGGATCATGTCCCAACATGAGGTGTTCTCAAAACACTCTTTGGGAAGAAGGTGACGAAGGTGATGAAGGTGTCAAAATGTCCGATGTCACCGAGCGCATAAGTTCCACGGCAGCAGCGATTGGGGCAATGTCGCCATTTCCCGCTTTGGCAACTCTAATGGGAATCACCGCTGGAGCTGCAGATAAAGCGGGTTCGGCATTGCGCCTAGTTGGATTCTCACGTCCAAGACAGATGGGAGGGATACCAAGAAATGGTTTCTTGCATCACTTGGGAAATCTAGCTTCAACTGACGCCCCAGATGAGACCCTCACATTGGGCTGTCAAGAAAAGAGGGATGGAAATTTGGATCCCCGCATTGCAGGTGGTGATGGCTCTGATGAGCTATCCATTGAAGGCTTGAGTGCAAAACCTTTCCTCATCTCTGTAATCAACATTCCAAGAGACAAGAAATCAGGAGATGCTATATTTCAGATGTGTATCAATCCAGGAATAGTGATTGACACACCAGGTGGTGCTTTCATCCCTCCTGTGGCAATTGGGGCGTTTCCTCATAAGTACTGGAGTGGAGATGCAGTGATAACAGCCCGTGTGTTTTGTGCAGAACAACAAGCGTTGCGCATGCAAATTGTTCATGATCCTACAGGACCTTTCTTCAGCATGGACACGCATAAGGCTAGGAGTGCCATTTGGGACATTCGTCAAGCAGAAGAATTTCAATTTGAGATCCCATACTCCCAAGAACGACCCATGCTGGCAGTACGACAAGGCGAGAGAGTTCTCAAAGGTTCCACGTATAATCCAAATTACGACAATGGTGCAGCAACTATTCTCATCAACTCGCCCTTCACGACTCCGGGTGACACTGATGCCGTTCGTTTGGTCATTTACATGCATTGGAAAAATGTCAAGTACATGTTCCCCATGGGAACCATTTGCACAAGGATACTCAATGCGTTGCGAAAAGACCCAGATTCGGACAAATTCATTGATGGTGCAGTCACACCCGGATCATCGGAACCATACGCACTGCCGTTTCCCACAGACCCAGATCCGCCTAGTCCAGAAATGACAGAGATTTACGCACTTGGGGCAGCTTTCATACATGGCAAGAATGTACCTTTCGGAGGCAATGCAAATAACAGAACCATCTTTGCACAACTGCCAGCTAATGGAATAGCACGTCTACCATCTGTGCGGGACCCATTCCGAGAAAGCAACTGGGTAGGCTTCCGATACACAACGCGATCTGGAGGTTCCATCTTGGTCCAGAGCATCATCAACAAGAATATTCCACCAGGCACAAACCAAGTGGTTCTCATGCGCTCTGATGCGTATTTCGAGAATCGTGATGATGAATTCCAGCGCATAGAATTCAAGTGGTTGCCGTCTGATGGAGTGACCAGGCTGGACATACATGAGATCTTCGTACACAAACGACCTGGATACGAGCCCCAGGCATTTTCAATGTTAGGTGAAGGGGTTTCTGGTTGCAATTACGTTGAGTTGCCTCAAGATCGAGATCTTCTTTCAATGACAGTGGGTGGAACCTTCAATGCGTGGACTGGATTATCGATGGGAGGATTGCCCCTCACAAATCCCCCTACCGTGCGGAAGTTTGAAATCTACAACGACAAAGATGTCGAATGCAGCATCATCCATTCGCGCCGTCTCAACATCAATGGTGATATCCAAGATAGTTCACAGGACGCCGTTCTCCGAGGAAATTCATACGTCCACAGAATGAGTGGAGATGGTATTTTGAGCATGTCAAACGACGCCATCGGTTTTGCCGGAATGTTTGCGATTTGTTACTTTGCCCCAGTGAAAGGAACATACATCGTGGAACCTGGTGCCAGACGCGTCAAAGCTGAAACGGAACGGCCTTCAGTTTTTGTACACGAGAACATTCGTCAAGGAAATCGGTTGTTTGTGGCTGACACAGTTAACGAGTACCAAGAGACGAGAGAAATGTGGGGGTTCATCGAAGCCGTAAAGGAGAAAATGGAACAAAACACTAAGGTTGAATTCCTTGCTGTTGAGGAAGTTCAATTTGGCACAAATGTTTTTTCCCAGGACGATATCTTCAGGCATTGCAGTGGCGAGAAGATTGAAAGTTTACGACCACTGCTCAAACGTTACGGAAAAGGCGAAACATTTTCCACATTGAAGAGCGTGAGATACTACAGCCGTAGTGTTTCACCACGCTGGAATACGATACCCACAATGGATGAGTGGGTGTCAGGCTGCTTCATTGGCATGAGAGGGGGTATGCGACTGAAAGTCGTACACCAATCAAGCAATCACATGCTATCACACCACTTAGCACCAGATCCTGGTTTCTGTGGTGCCATCCAACAAAATCTTGGATCCCTGGCGAGCGAGTTCCCTTACTACTCACCGGATCTGTTTACACACGCACGAGGATCGTCCCTGTCGGACACACACCTCCGTGCATACTGTGCAGAAGAACATGGCGTGGAAGTACGCGCAGTCTTTTGTGCAATGGCTGATGACTTCACTGTCTTCAACTTCGTAGGAATGCCTCTCATCGTAGAGCCGTTCGGATAAATATC